CGGAGAAGTTGAAATTGTAGCTATCAAAAGCTAACTAAAAAATTAATGTGTTTCTGAGGGGGAACACCACATTATTAACCAGAAGAACACCCATTACTTGCAAGTCTAGGTCCCCCCTCACCAAAGATAAGCAGATATGTAGTGGGTGTTCGTTTATCATCCTAGAGGGGAAAAATATGAGTAAAATTAAAGGCTTAATTGCCAAAGAAACAGCAACTTGGGTTGAGTTTCCTGATATTGAAGGTTTTGAAATTAACCTTCGTTATCTAACGCGTGAAGATCTAATGAAGATTCGTAATAAGAGTCTAACTTATAAATTTAATAAGCGCACTCGTCAACGAGAAGAAGAAGTTGACAATGAAAAGTTTCTTGAAAATTATGCAGAAAAAGCTATTGCAGGATGGAAAGGACTTAAGGTAAAGCATTTACCGGTTCTTTTGCCTGTTGACATTTCAACAATGGACGCCGCAGAAGAAGTAGAGTATTCTATGGAAGATGCAATTGAACTTTTGAAAAATTCAACAATTTTTGATCAGTTTGTTACAGATACCATGAATGATTTTGAACAGTTTTCAGTAAAAAAGAAAGAAACTGACACAAAAAACTAACTGACTACCTCCAAAGTTCTTTTGGGGGTGGAGGTATGTCCGCAGATCAATACATATTGATGTGTGAACAGATGGGTTGGGAGCCTAAAGAGGAAGACCTACCTCAAGACGGTTCTAATCTATCTTTAGAGTGTCAACAAGCTTTAACTGTTTTAAATGCTCTTCCCGATATTTGGGAAGGTATGAATGGTACTTGGTTAGGAAAAGATTACTCTGGTCTTGGTACTGTTATGGGTATATATGAAATTGAAAGTAGACGTGAAGTTTTTGAACTGTTAAAAGAAGCTGAGTCTGTATTAGGTAAATATTACGCACAACAAGCAAAGTCACGTAAGTAAGGGGATAGCCGTTGGCAACTATAAAAAATACTTTAGAAACTAAGTTTACTAGTAAAGGTGCACAAAAAGTAGTTAAAGAAACTGAGCAGATTGGTAAAGCTCAGACTCGCCTTGGTCAAGCATCTGCGTCTGCTGGACGTTCTTTCTCCGCTCAGTCTCAGGGATTGGGCGGAGTTGTTGGTATTTATGCTGGTGCTGCTGCTAATGTATTTGCTCTAAGTGCTGCTTTTGAAGCACTAAATAGGTCTGCTCAACTTGAAACCATTATTAGAGGTACTAACTCCCTAGCTCGTGCAGTAGGTAGTAGTGGTCAAGAAGTTATAAATACTCTTAAACAAGTTACTGATGGTCAATTATCCGTAATTGAAGCATCTACACAAGCTAACTTAGCTCTATCTGCTGGATTTAATGTAGATCAAATTGAGCAACTAGGTGAGGTAGCTCTTAAAGCTTCTAGAGCACTAGGTAGAAATCTAAGTGACTCTTTTCAACGTCTTACAAGAGGTGCTATTAAACTTGAACCAGAACTTTTAGACGAATTAGGTATTTTTACACGTATTGAACCTGCTGTAGAAGCTTATGCTTTATCTATAGGTAAAAGTGTATCACAACTAACTCAATTTGAAAGACGACAAGCTTTTGCTAATCAAGTTATAAAAGACGGTAATAAAGCTTTTGAAGAAATTGATACCACTGTTAAAGGAACTCAAGAATCTTTTGAATCATTAATAACAAGTTTTTCAGATCTAGCTATTGGAGCAGGAGCAGTTGTGGCTGACTTCTTAAAACCTTTTGCAGATTTTTTAGATAAAGATTTAGGTAATCAAATAGTTTTACTAGGTGCTATTGGCTTATTAGTATTTAACAATTTAAAAGGTGTGATAGCAGGTTTTGTAGTTGCAGGTCTAGGTAGCCTAACTACTGGTTTAGCTAACTTAGCAGAAAGATTTCAGAATACTGCTTCTGCTGCTAAAGATTTTTCTGCTGAGACACGAGCTGCATCAGATGCCTTTGTAGGTCAGGGTGCTTTTGTAGGAGGTAATGCTAGTGAAGGCTCAGCATTAAAGAAAAAATTAATGAAAGGTGAACTAAGCACTAGAGATGCTGTTGATCTTGGTAGTTCAAAAGATAAAGATAGTAAAATATTTAAATTTCTGGAAGCTGAAGACACTTATAGAAAAAGCATAGCAGAAAAAGAAAAAAAGAAAATTATTAGTCAAGAACAATCTCTTAGATTGACAAATATGAGTAATGCTAGAACAGCTGCACTAGCTCAAACTAGTAGTTTAGTAGATGCTAAATTAGGTTCAGCTAGTAAGAATGCTCAGAGACTAGCTACTGGGTTAAATTTTGCTGCAAGTGCTGCCAAAAAATTAGGTGTAGGTTTGTCTAGAGCCTTTGCTTTTCTAAATGCTTTTATTGCTGTGTTTGTTACTCTGCAATTTTTAGTTAGTGCAATTTTTGATATTGATATATTTGAGAAGATTGCAGGATTCTTTGATAAAATTTTTGCATCTAGTAGAGCTATTAAAGATGGCGCTAACCAAATTAGAGAAGCTAATTTAGAAAATAATGTAGTATTAGAAGAGACACTCAGACTGCGACGAGAAGAGGCAAGGCTACAGGGAAGAAAATTTGATGAAGCAGAGGAAAAGAAAACGGCAAGTAAAGGATCTGATGTAGATGCTGCAAGGGCAAAAATAGCTGGTATTCAAGCTGATATAGACAGTATAGTTTCTGAGGCAAGTGATAGACAGACTGATCTGATTAGGTATACGTCGGAGAATTCAAGAATGCAAGTAATGAGATCCAAAGACCTGTTAAAGAGTATGAAACAACAAGCAACAGATACACTCGCCAAATCTATATTTTCTGATGAATCAATGCGAGAGCTTGATAATCGTGGTCAAGAATTGTTGGATCAAATGCTAGAGATTTTATTTAAACTAGATGCCGCAGAAGCAAAGTTTGCAGAAGACAAAGCTCTAAGTAGTGGTTTTGGCGGCGGAGGCGGACTAGCGGCACAAGCAGAAGCTTTAAGGAACGAATATGGACAGGCTTATGGTGAGCACATACCTGAAGATATAAGAATGGGAAATACTCGTGCTGACTTTAATCAAATAATGGCACAAAATCGTACGGATGTAGGAGTAGGGCAAACAAACATAGAGGAACTGGAGGCACTGGTAAATGCACTTAATGAGGAATATCAGCCAATACTATTAAAGCAAGCGGAGTTTGCAAAATTAACGAAACAGGCAGCAGGTGAAAGTGCTAAAGCGGAGGAGATTTACAAACGTATTGCAGAGGCTAATGAAAAAATAAATCAACTAGAACTACAAAAAAAAGGTATTATGCGCAACATAAATGGTGAGCTTGGAAGAAGATTGACACTACAAACAAACCTTTTAGCCATAGCAGAAGCTGAACTTAAAAATGAAAGAAAAAGACAAGCATCAGAAGGATTAGTAGGTAACTTAACAAGAACTCTTAAAGATAAATCTGGAGTAGCTCCTGATATGACTAATACCATAAAAGCACTAGGAGAAGGTACTTTATCTATAGATATTGATAGTAAGGATGTGCTTCAAGCTACCGCTAACTTTCAAGGATTACAACAAGTTCTTGCTGCTGTAGACGAAAATGGGGCATTAATAGGTACAGAAGAAGAAATTAAAAAAATTGCTAAAGGTTTAGTTTCTATGACTAGTGCTATGGACTTAATGCAGGGTATACAAGACAAACTAAATAAAGGCCAGATTAGTGCTGAGAAAGCTACTCAACAATTAAATGCTATTATAACTTCTGTAAGAAAAGGACCAGACGGTGCTGTAAAAGATTTTATTCTAGAAGGTGTTATGCCTGAAGGCGAAACGGCTATAGCAGTAAGAGATCTTACTCAATTGGCTGCGTTAAGCAAGACTCTTGCTAAAGGTTTTGGAGGCGCTTTTGATAAGTTAGGTAAACTATTTAGTGACGGCAAAGTAGAAGCTGCAACTGGTAAAATTGCAAAAAATGCAGAAGAAGAAGCCGCATTTAGAAGAGCCAATTTAAATAGTCTAGTAGAAGAAGAAGCAAGACTAACAGCAATGATAAATGGTCCTCACCAAGAACAACTAGGAGATGCAAGTAGACTTGCAGAACTTCAAACAATCACTTTAAACATTGCTAAAGAGTCTTTATACAATCAAATTCAACTTGTTCAACAAACTACTAAACAAGTAAAAGAACAAGAAAAAAGTATAAAAGCTGGCGAAAGAGAACTGAAGGTGTCGCAGCTACAATTAGACTTGCTAAATGCACAGAATGATGTAAAAGAAATACAAAATAAAGAAGCAGCTAGAGCGGCTCAAAATCAGATAGATATTAACTACTTTAAAAAAGTTTTAGAACTAGACAAACAACGTTTATCTAATGCTCAAGCTATTGTAGAACAAGAAAGAGAATTAGCTGATGTACTAGAAAAGAATAATCAACTAAGACGTGATATAGTGGCAGCTGAAACTGCAGGAGCTAATCAAAGCAGACAGGGGTCTAATGCCCTAGCTTTAATTGCGGCACAGGAAAAAAATAATAGAATGGCTAGAGAAAACCTTTTAGAAGGCCTATCTTTAGCACAGTTAAATGAAAATATAGCTAGATTAGAGCATCAATTTGCTCTTGACGATATAACTGCACAGCAAAGACTTTTAATAACTAAACAAAAACAAGATGAACAAGATATTAAAAGACAAAAAACTGTTTTAATAGAAGAAATGAATAATAAGTTAGCTGTAAATGCCGCAGAAAAAGCTATACTAGAAGAAGAACGTAAAATTATGGTATTTGAAAGTAATAGTCAAAAAGCAGCACTTGAAGCTAAAGAAAAAGAATTAATGGCTTCAAGAAAAGTAGCAGAACTTCAATTTGACATTGCTAAAAATCAAGCTGCTGCAAACTATGAACAAAGATTGCATGAAAACAGCATACTATTAAGGCAATTTGAATTACTAAAGGCACAAATACAACATGATAAAGATTCTATAGCTTCTAGAGAAGATCAATTAGCAAGAGCTGCTAAATCACAAGGTCAACAATTTGATGCTTCTACTATGGAAGATGCAGCTAGTATTAATCTTTCAAATGTAAATAAGTTAATTGCCGGAATTGGTACTTTAAATGCTCAAGCATTAGATCTAGCAAATTTAGAATTAAAAAGAGCAAAGACCATTGTAGACGCTGCTAATGAAGAAGCAGATATAAAAGGAACTGCACTCGCTGCCGAAATAGATTCAGTATTAGAAATGATGGATCTTGAAACAGAGCTTAATAATTTAAGAAAAGCTGCTTTAGACGGTTTAAGTCAGGGACAAATTGACTTAACCTATAAAAAATTAAATGGACTATCTTTAGAAGATAAGCTTAATAGAGAAATATTTGATAACAAAATGGCTGAACTTAATTTAGAAAAAACACAGTTAGACAAGATTTTTGCTATGCAGCAAAAATCTGCTAATTATGAAATGTCGGTAGCACTGGTGGCTATACAGTTAAAAACTTCTGAATTAGAAAAACAAACAAGAGCTGTTGAAAAACAAACAGCTGCTGTCAAACAACAAATTTCGTATCAGTATAAACTTATAAGAGGCGGAGAAGTGCAGTTGAAATTCTTTGAGCATTCAAAAATGTCCGAAACGAAAGAAACTGAAAAAATAACCCTTTTAAGCAGAGATCAATTATCACTACAAAAGAGACAGCTACAAGCATCAAAAGATAGCCTAACTTTAATTAAAAATAGAGCAGCTCGTACTAGAGAATTACTTTCTCTTAATCAACAACTTTTATCTGTGCAAGCACAAACAGGAAGTATAGAAAGATCTTCTGCTATTAATGCTGCACAAGGTAGAGTTGCTTCTGCACAAGCTGGAGGTGCTGCTTCAGCAAAAACAGAAACTGCCCAGCTACAAAATATGCTAGATAGAAATGTTTTAAATGAGAAACAAACAATAGCAATACGCATGAAAATGGCAAAAGTAGAACGAGATGCCGCATTTGCGGGTATGGGAGAAAAGAAAAAATTAATTGCTTTAGAAAGAGACAATGCATTATTTGAAATAGAAGAGAAACAAAGACTATTATCAGAAAGTTATGCAAATACCGCTAATGAGCTCGTGCTACAGAAAGAGATTCTAAATAAAGAGATCACTCTTTTAGCTGACGAAAAAATAATTGCTGATGATGCGTATAATAGACAACTAGCTATAATTAGTAAAGAAGAACAAGTTATTCAAACAAAAGCAGATAATGCTTTTGCGCAAAGTGCGATTGACGCTAAGGCAAGAGAACTAGAAATTAAAACAGATAAAAGTAGAATGGAGTTTGTACTGGGCGAGCTAAAAAGAAGAGAACGGATATTAGACGAAGAGAAAAAATTAGCTATGATAGATGCTCAAACACGTGGTGATGTAGCTGCTCAAGCCCAGCTTAAAGATGGTGACGGAGAAGCTGCTGCTCTTAAACAGCAGATTGCTGGAATGGATAAGTTAGTAAAAGGTATGACGGGCTTTATTTCGACATCACGTGATCTAGAACTGGCACAAGATGATCTTACAAAAGCTATTAGAGAACGTGATATTAATGAATCAAAGAATAAACTTGCTCAAATACAGAGTGATAAACTTACTGCTGACTCTTCTAGAACCTCAAAAACAACAGATCTAGAAGAGCAACTTAACCAGATTACTGCAATAGGTGCAAAAGAACTAGAAATATATTTAGAAAAAAATAAAAACTTAACTCTTGAATCAAAAGAAGTGCGAGCTGCTTTTGATCGTAAAATGAAACAGTTAGGAATAGAAGGCGCAGCAGCAGATGCAGCCTATAAAATAACTATGGAAAGATTAAAATATCAAGCAACTTTTCAGTCAAAACTAAATGAGTTAGCTAAATCATTAACTACTACTTTAGTTGATGGCTTAGGTGCTGCTATACATAAAATATTTGATAACATAGCTGAAGGTGAAAAATCGCTAAAAGAAGGACTTAGTGATATAGGCAGAGAAGTGTTTAAAGATATACGTAAACAAACTCTTGAAACTACTGTAGTTACACCATTTAAAGAAGGTGTAACAGGACTGATAAGTTCTGCTTTGGGTGTTGATGTAGGAAAAACTAAAGGTATAGATAATCTTACTGTTACTGGAGAGGGTGCTGCACTAGTAAAAGATGTAGATGATAATGGTCCAGGTAAGTTGAAAGAGAAAATTCAAGAAAAAGGTATGACATTCTTTGAAGGATTTAAACAAAAAGCTTCCGACGTATTTACTAGTATGAAAGATGGTATTGGTAAGTTTGGTCAAACAGCTTTAGATACTTTTGGTGGTCTAGGCAAAAGTCTTTCAAACTTAATTGGCGGAGAAGGTGGTATTATGAGTAGCTTATCAGGATTCATGAAAGGTATAACTGGTAACGGTGGAGAAGGTGTTGGATCTACTCTGTTTAATCTGGGTAAAACAGCTCTTAGTTTTATTCCAGGCTTTGGCGCACCTATGGCTACTGGTGGTTTAGTAGGTGTACGTCATATGGCACAAGGTGGACAAGTAAATGCTCTTCGTGACCGTGTACCTGCCATGTTAGAACCAGGTGAGTTTGTAATGCGTAAACCAGCAGTTAAATCTATAGGAGCAGGCAACTTAGGTCAAATGAACGCTACTGGTGGTAGTATGGGTAATGTGCAATTTAATATTGTTAATGAAGGTGAACCAAAAGAAGCTGAACAACAAGGACAACCTAAATTTGAAGCTGATAAAATAGTAATAGATGTAGTAATGAAAGATTTACAGAGCAACGGACCTATTAGACAGGCTATGAGAAATGGATAAGGAAATATAATATGGCTACCTACCCTAACGATGCTACAGCACCTGTAACAGCTTTTTCTGTGATAGCTACAGAAACTTTTAATAATACAGGAGTAAGTAGAGTAACTTTTAATTTACCTAGTGTTGTTGATAGTAAAGGAGAAGTAACTGTTTTTGATTCAGGCGTATTACAGTCTACATCATCTTATAGTTTGAGTAATGCAGGTGCTACAATAAATTTTGCTACTGCTCCTAATTCATCAGAACTAATAGTTAAGACTATTACACTTCCTAGTAGATTTCGTTTAACTAGAACTTTTCCACAAGTAACAGCTGTAGACTATAGTAGTACTTCTACAGTAACTAACGGTAATACTTATACTATAGACGGAGTTACTGAAGCTTTTTCATTTCCTGGGTCCTCTAATATTGCTACTACAAGCGACTTTATGGTATATGTATCAGGTGTTTTTCAACAACCTGATAGTTTTACTTATCCCTCTGTTACTTTAGGCACACAGGGTATTGATATAGGAGATAATTCAGCAGTTAATTTACTAACTAACTTTGCATCTAACTTAACTGATTCTAGCCCTAGAACTAAAACTGTTGAGATAAATAGTGGCTCTGCGTCTTTTAACCAAAGTAATGTAGTGCTAGACGGTTCTAAATATATAAGTTCAGCTTCTAGTAATGACTTTAACGTAGGTGAAGAAAAATCTTTTACATATGATACTATTATGACTCCTGATGCAGGTACTACTATGAGTTCTAATCAAACTTTATTATCTCGTTTTCAAAATGCTTCTAACTATTACTTTTTACGCACTGTAGGAGCAAACTCTAATGTAGGCTTTGTAGTAAATCATGGAGGTAGTTTAACCGAAATATATGGGGGTAATTGTAATGGGGCTACTAGTTATCAAGTAGCTGTATCTTATGATAAAACTACTGCTAATTTACGACTCTACGTAGCTAATGCACTAGTTAAATCAGTATCATATAATCCTTCCGTAACTACTTTTTCTGCAGCACCCTTAGTTATTGGCGCTAATTCTGCTGTAGCTGGAGGATCTATTTCTAGTCAAGAACGTTATAAAGGTAAAATTGATTACATAAGAATGGCTGATGGAGCGAGATATAGAGAAACAACTCACAATGTTCTTACTACTACTGCTACAGTAATTGGTGGCGCACCTTTAGGTGCTTTAGATATACATGATTCTTTATCTATTAGAATATTTGATTCTGCAGTGACAGTTCCTGATAGATTTAATTCTATGGCCGATAGAAAACCGGATACAGGATTTTCTACTACTAAAAAATTTCAAGTAGCTACTTTTAAATCACAAGCTGGTTATGAAAAAAGAAGATTACAGTCTAGAAGACCTTTGAGAGCTTATGATTTAACATATACTAATATAACAGGAGTAGAAAGAACAGCTATTGAAAATTTTTATAATGCTAGAAGCGGAGATTTTGAATCTTTTAGTTTTGACTTGTCACACTTGAATGAAAGTGGTACAATTACTACAAGATTTGAAGGAGACTTACAGATAAATCAAGTTTTATCTGCAGGCACACTTCTAACAGAAAACTTTTTTACAGTTAGTTTTAAACTTCAGGAGACTTATGACTAATGACTGCTAGAAACTATGATGTAATACTAACTGTTGCAGATGCTGCTAATTTTATACCTGGCAACTCTATAGTGGGTTCAACAAGTGCGACTGTAGGATTTATTGCTAATGTAAATATTACTACAAAACAACTAAAAGTAAAATTAAATAATGTTGTACAAGAGTTTCATACTAGTGAGACTATTACCTCTAAATCTGCTGTTATAAGTGGTTCTGCAAACGGTGCAATAAACACTCTTAGTCTTCCTTTTCAATCAAATGTATTCGCTAGTGAAACTACTACTGCTACTACAACTATAGCTTCTCAAGCTCCTAGCCCTTATATAGCCGAAAAAAATGCTTTTACACAAAATCCCATAGTAAGACTATTTGAAATATACTATCCAGGTGAATGGTTTCCCATTGATCAATTTGGGAATCCTACTGAGGATGGTGAAGGTAGAGCTTGGCCTGTAAATTTTCCTTTAAAATTTGCTGATGTAGCTGGTGATCTAGTATCTGATTTACAGTATAATGTAACTTATGATGGTGATTCTTACATACCTTTTCCTGTTGATATATCTAATATTGCTCAAGGCACTGATGGAAAAATTAATGAACTTAATTTAACTATTTTTAATGTAGATAATATTATATCAGCTTTAGTTGAAGATCCTTTTATTGTAGGTAACAATATAACTTGGTCTTGTGTAGCTAATGTTAACGGTACTCCTTGTCATGGGATTGATCCTAGAACTATTAATTTTACTCCTTCACAAGTAGGGAATGTTGGAGAACAGGCTTTTGATACATTAACTAGGGCGCGTGCTAATGGTTTTTCATATAGCACAGCTATAGTAGGATATTATGGACAATCAAATTCATCTTGGAACTATGAACAAACTATAACTTCTCCGGCTACTGACGGCACTAAAGGTGTATGGAGATCACTCAAAGATGACTCTAGAGACTTACAAGGAGCAGTAGTAAATATTAAAACTACTTTTGCTAATTTTCTTGATGTATGGCCTGAGCATAGCAGTGTTAAATATGTTTCAGGAGGTGTTGTAGAAGTATATAACTCTATGCCTTATAGAGTAGGAGATACTATCAAATCTGCAAGTAGCACTAATACTGCAACTATAAATACTATAGAAGAAAATAGATTTTTATTTATAAGCAACGATCTGACACCTACTCCTAATCTTGGAGAAAATATTTTTATAGTTAACGCGGATGCTGATACTGAGTCTTTTATGGAAGATAGATTTAAGATAAATCAGTTAGAATCTTTAGGAGAAACAACAGCATCATTTAACTTAGTAACTTGGTTACAATATTTTAAACAAGTAACTCCTAGACGTAAATATTATAAAAATACTTGTCAATGGCAGTATAAAGGTGAGGAGTGTCAATATCCTGGTCCTGGTGGTGGTACTATACCTGGAACTTCCCTTTCTGCTAACACTAATCCAATTGGTGTTGATAATACAACTGCATCTGGTCCAGAAGGGGATATATGTGGTAAAAATATTTTAGCTTGCACTCTTAGAAACAATTCTATACACTTTGGAGGTTTTCCTGCAACAGGACGCACAATCCCAAAACAATAAAATTAAAGGTTGTATACTTCCTTGGATGCATATTTTTGGAGGGCTAAAAGGTAATTTTTATTTATGTTGTCACTCAGAATTTCAAACAAATGCTACTATAGTAGGAACCTATAAACAACCGTTAGGTGATATATGGAATAGTGAGCAATATAAAAAAATACGTTTAGATTTTTTAAAAAATAAAATACCTATCGAGTGTATAAAAGCTTGTTATGAAAAAGAAAAACAAGGTAGTGGTAGTAATAGACTACAAGTAAATAGTAGATTTAGTAAAGATGCATATTTACAGTCACAAACTAATGAAGATGGAAGTTTAGATAATAAACCCACTTATCTAGACATTAGATTTGGTAATCTGTGTAATTTTAAATGTAGAATGTGTGGTCCTGATGCTTCTACTAGTTGGTATAAAGATACTTTAGAAACTGGCTGGTCTAAAACTATGGACTACTATACTGATAATGAAGATTTTTGGACAGATGTTCCCCAATTTATTCCTAACCTAGAAGAAGTATATTTTGCAGGAGGTGAACCTTTTATACAAGAAGGTCACTATAAAATGCTTACATTACTTATAGAATCTGGTTACGCTAAGAATATACATATAAGTTATAATACAAATCTAAGCCATTCTAAATTTAAAAAATATAATCTACCTGACCTATGGGCTTACTTTAAAAAAGTATCTTTATGGCCTAGTGTAGACGGATATGGAAGTCGCGTAGAGTACTCTAGAAAGGGATTATCCTGGTCTAAATTTGAAAAACATGCTATTATGTTTAAGAACAATATAACTACTATAAGTTCTGTTATAAATATATACAGTATAACATCTATGCCCAATCTTATACTTTGGTGTAAGCGTAACAATTTTGATTTTTATGGTACAACATTAATTGAGCCAGCTGAACAAAAGGTTACTTGTTTACCTAAAGAAACAAAACAAGATATAATAAAGTTATATAAAAAGTTTACTAATGATTATAAAAACTTATTAACCAGATATGATATAGAACAGATTAAAAGTTGGTTATCTTTTATGGTCAGTGCTGATGACTCTTTTTTACTTCCCATATTTAAAAAAGAAACTGAAAGATTAGATACGCTGCGCAAAGAATCTTTTATAACTACTTTTCCGGAGTTTGCTTCATGGTACGAGACTTTATAGGACTACCTCATTCTTACGATACAATAAATTGTATAACATTAATTAAAAACTTTTATTATATAAAATTAAATTTAGAATTTTCTTTACCAGAATACCCCCACTCTAAACATTGGATTAAAGAATTTACAACAACTAGTATAGATAATTGGGCAGCTCAATGTGCTAAAAAAGTAAGTTTGACAAACGCTAAAGATTATGATGTAATAGCATTTAAGTCAGAAAAAACAAA